AACCACTAAAGGTTGAGTAAGTAATTCTGTTGTAACATTTGCTGTTAATGCTGCTGATTTTATAGCTGTAATACTGTTGTTTGTAACTGTAACTGTTGGTGTGCCTGCAGCTGTTACTAATATAGATTTAATAACATAGGTTTCACTAACAAGAGGATTGCCTGACCCAAACGGAGTCAATGCACCACCTGTTGTACTGTTATCTAAACCTACAAATTTAAATTGATTAGCCATTAATTAATAAAGAAGTTAAATGCTTCTATCTCCTCTTTTAAATCTTCTTGATACGTTGAGTTTAATTTTTCTACAATAGCATCAAGGTCTCTTACCTGAGCTTCTGCTACTTGTAAATTATATTCTTGTTCGGGTCTAGTAATTACCTGTACAATTTTTGCCATTATCTTCTTCCGTCTGGTTGTATATCTAATCTAAAAGTTCCTAATTTCCAACTTTGATTAGTTGTTGTATTTGCTATTTTTAATGCAATTGCTCTAGCTCTTGCACGTGTGTCTACTTTTTTAGTAGATGATGAAATTGTAAAAGGACCCAAAGCAGAACTTGCTTGTGTATCATTTGGATAATCTCTTAATAAAAATGTAACTTGTGTATTACCTGTTTGTGATAAAAAATCTGGTACAAATCTTCTAATCTTCATTAAAAATTCACCATCTCCTCGAAGATCAGCAAGACCTGTTGATTGTCCGGTTGCTGTTGCTCTTCTTTGACTTATATCATAATCTCCTGATTCAATACTAGCAACAATTGCTGTAGTTGTACCACCTTGAACTTGATCGGTTCCTGTTTCGTGTTGATAGTATATTGTTCTACCTTCTGTATTACCCACAACATCAAAAGATGTATCTGTGCCTGCTTCGTAAGATAAAGCATGTGGATTACCAAATACTGCAGAGTCTTCCCACATGGTTCTAGCTAGTGAACCAACGGTCCATACTGGTCTTTGTGGTGATGAATCAAAATAATTATAGGTAACTTGTCTATTAACTACTGATGATCCTGTTGTTGGATAAAACCAAGTAACTTCACCAAACAAATTATTTAATCCAGCAGATACCATCTGATTACCAGATTCTAAATTTATATTATCATAAACAAAATCTTCTACTAAACAAGGTAGTGATTCTAATCTACCAGCATATCTAAAGAAGCCATTCTCTGACATCCAGTATGCAGCACCATCAACTTCTACACATGCATTCTGTCCTGCAAGTCCACAGTTGGTTCCAACTTGTGCGAATGCAAACGTAAATGGTTGACCAACAAAACGTTGAGTAAATAATGCTGTATCAGTCCATACATAGATTGCATCCCTACCTCTGATTGCTCCTCTGATCTGTGATCCGTCAGCCAGTCTCTGTGTACCAGCTGTATTAGTTGCTGTAGGCACGTATGTATTTATATCTTCTTGATCTGAGAATCGAATAAACATATCATCTTGTGTTGATGTATCTCCAAT